CGGCCTCACTGAGCGCCAGGCACACCGCCAGCAGGCAGGCCAGCCTGACCATCCGGCCGCCCAGGTACGTGCCCACAGCGGCCAGGGTCGCCATGGTCGCCAGGGTGACGTTGGCGCCGACGTTCCACACGTCAGCCTCGGCGGTCAGCGGCGCCAGCCACCACCCGAAGTGGCCGAGCCCGACCACGGCCAGCAAGCCGCACGCCAGCCGGGCGTCCTGGATGCGCGTCATCGCGGCACGCGCGGCCGCGGCCCGGCCAGGAAGGGCACCACCTCGCGCACCGTCTGCACCATCGTGCGGTCGCCGCGCAGGCGGTAGCACGCGACCGCGACGCCGGCCACAACGCCGATCGCGAACACGGCCAGGGCAGCGAACAACGTGGCAATAAATTCTGGGTTCATGGTCTCGATTTCCCTTCTATCGCTTGAGCTGCTGCACGCGGACGGTCAGCCGGTCCACCGTCAGCACGCCCTCCAGCTTTTGCGCGTAAATGCGCCAGGTGTACGAGACACCCGACACGATTGACCGATCGCGCAGCGCAGCCAGACTTGCGCGGCGCACCACGTCGGTGCCCGGCTGAGGCACCTGGGCGTAGTCCTCGACCAGCTCTTCGCCCGCCTCGAAAGTGGCATCGCCGTCCCAGTCGACCGCCAGCCGTAGCTGGCAGAAGAGCTGCCCCGGAACGATTCCGCCCGCCCCGGAGTAGGAGACGCCAACAGCAGCGAAGAACGCCGCCTGGCCTGTCATCTCTGCGGTGAATGCGACCTCGCCCAGGTAGGTCCAGCGCGAGGTGGTCGCGTAGTTGGTGTTCGGCACACCTTCGGCACCGGTCACGGTGACTGCGGTGACCTCCAGCACCGTCGTCGCCGACGTCGCCCCCGGTGCAATCCCACCCGTGCCCGGGCGCGTGTCTTGCCACACGCCGCTGACGCGCAGGTATCTCCGCTCCCCATCGTCGCTGTCGATCCACTCGTCGCCGTCCAGCACATCCGCATCGGCCGGGGCGCCGGCCTGGCGGAAGGTCTTCGGCCCACGACGCACTGCCACGACGTGCAGCACTGCAGCAGACCATGGGCCCCGCACGAACGGGCTCAGCTGCACGAACCGCGCGCGGAAGAGGTACGCCCGCCCGCCGCGCAGGCCGGGGATCACGGCTCGGCTGCCGCTGCCGTGTTCCTCCCAGATCAGCCAGTCGCCCGTGGGCAATGCCTCGTCGATGGGCCAGTATTGAACCTCGACCCGACCGCTGATGCGGATGCTGGCCACCGTCGCGGCGGTCCACGTCACCAAGACCCGCGACACCACGCTGGCATCCAGCAGCCCCGAAGTGCCGCTGACCACCGCCAGCCCGGCCAGGGTCGGCACAACGGAAGGGTCCCGGATGCTGCCGTTGGGCGCCGGGTCACGCCCGACGAGCTCGGACAGCGGCGTCCAGATCGCCGCGCTGACCTCGGCCGTTTGCAGCATGACGCCGCCCTCGAGCGACCACTGCCAGCCCGTGACCTCGTGCGTGACCCCGGTCATCAGCCGCGGCAGGTCGACGTCGAGGACGTCGAAAAGCTCCAGCTTGTACGCCTGCAGGCCGCAGGTCCATTGCCCGGTCAGGCTGGCCTGCGCCTGGCGGATCTCGATGCTGGCCAGGTGCTGGGCATGCGCGATGTGCGACACGCCGGGATATTCGACCTCGCGCAGGTACTCGCCCTGCGCCGCGATCAGCACCGGATCCGACACGCTCGGAAAGGGCAGCAGCTGGTAGCGCTGCGCCGAGTCAATGCACTTGCCGGCCACGCGGTTGCACGCAGACTCGCGCGCAGTACCAGCAGCCAAGCGCACCCAGGGCTCGTTGCCGGGCTGGCCGGACTCGTCGACCACCTGCATCACCCAGCCTTCGTCCAGCGTGGCCACCGGCGTGGCCAGGGCGCCAGCCCGCACGCGCCAGACTCCGCCGGCCCAGCCCTGGCGGCCGGCCATCGTCTCGAGCAGGTCGTCCAGCACGGTGGCCGGCTCGGCGTCGCTGCGGATCGCGTGGTGGCACCGGTAACGCGGCAGCGTCACGACCGTGGGCGAGCCACCGGCCGGGCGCAGCGTGAAGTCGGTGCTGATGTCGCAGGTGTTGGCGGCCGCCTGCCAGTCGCTGATGCGCAGGTCTGCTGCCGCCAGGTCCAGCCCATGGGGCCAGAGGGCGTAGCGCAACGTGCACAGCGCGCTGTTGTCGGACCAGGCCCAGGTCGCAGGGTCTGCAATGCGGTGCGAGCCGCTGCCGCCAGCCTGCGTGCCATCCAGCCGCGGGTCGTAGCAGCGCGCGCCACGCATCAGGGCGGTGACGTTCGGCCGGCCCTGGGGGAAGATGTCCGGGTCGTACAGCACATCGACCACGGCGCAGGCGATGCCTGCAAAGCGATCTGTCAGCGCGATCTTGCCCGGGTACTCGGCCGCCATGTCGAAGCCGACGTTCTGCGATGCCGTACCCGTGTACGCGCGGATGCGCACCAGCGCGCCGCTCGTGTCGGTGGAGTAGGTCAGCCGGTACGGCAGATCCGCCGTGCCCCCGGAAATGCTGGCTGTCAGGCCGGTGACCCCGACCGTCACCGGCACGGCCGTTTCGCCGTCCGTCCCCGCCAGCAGCACCTGAACCGCTGCAGCGCTGCCGCTCACGTAGTTGGAAGGCAGGGCCACCGATGCCGTCCCAGACCCCGACAGCGTGCCCGTCGCCACCGTGGAGTCGGTCGACGCCTTGCGCCAGCGACTGGTGGTGACCCACCCGCTGCCGTCCAGGCTGACCGGCTGGTCGTCCAGATACCAGCCTTCGAACGCGTCGATCTCGTGGCCGGCGAAGCTGACGATCATGGTCAGTTTTTCGCTGTTGGCACCGCTCACCCACCGGCGCCTCACGCCCTCGACCGCGCGCACCCGGCCCAGCACCAGGGTGCGGGGCGCATCCGCCTGCAGGTCGACCATCTCGAGGCGGTCTTGCAGGCTGTCATTCAGTCGGCGGATCTGCTCGCGCCGAAACCGCCGCGCCTGCCGGCGCTGGTCGTCGGCCTTCAGCGCAGTGCCGGCGAGGATCAGGTATGGGTTGCCGAAGTAGGTCCCGACCAGTTGCAGGCCAGTGCCGATGAGGTCGCGCAAGCTCATGGCGCCATCACTCCGGCTGCCGGAAGTAGCTGGCCGCCGGCCACACCAGCGGCGGCGCGTCGGTCATTGGGTCGACGTCGAGCGAGGTGTCGCCGGAGTAGAGCCGCTGCTGCTCGGTGTTGGTGTACCGGGTCGGCTTGCGGCGCATGGCGCGCACGCCGCGGTGCTCGCAGCGCAGCGTCACCGCGCCGGACGGGCCATCGGCAATCTCGCGCGACTCGACAGTGCCGCTCCACAACACCAGCGCGTCGGGCACCGCGCCGGTCGCCGGGTCGACAAGCCCCTCGAGCACCCGCACGGCCGCACCGTCGATGGCGTCATCCAGACCGCCCGCGATCTGCGCATCGGTCACCGCGGGCAGCACGATCTCAAGCCCGGGCAAGCCCGCTGCGTCGTGCGAGATCACCGTCGCGCCGACCAGGTCAGGCAGCCAGGTGTAGCCGCCATAGACGATGGGGATGCCGGCCGGCGTCAGACGCTGCGGCACGGTCGGATGCAGCACCTCGATCAGCTGCACCAGGCCGATCTGCTCGCCGGCGATCGCGCGGTCCAGCAAGGCCTGCGCGGACACGTTGAGCGTGCGCATCAAAAGACCTCGACGAACGACAGCGCGATCTCGCCCTGCACCAGGCCTGGGCTGTAGGCCACTCCGGCCGAGTCGTCGACGAGCTGAAACGTGCCCGTCGGCCGCGACAGCGTGACCGGTGCGGCATTGGCGATGGCCTTGCGCGCCGGCAGGACGAGAGCACAGGACGCGGCGGTCCCGGCATCGGTGAACTGGACATCTGCCGCGAGCTGATGCAGGACCCCGCCGATGCCCAGCCAGTCGCCCGCGCGCAGCACCGGGGAGCCTGCGAATGCGGTCGCCGCGCCGGCCTGCTCGAACTGCCAGTCGTCCAGGTTGATCTGCGCGATGCCAGCCACCGGATTGGCCTGGGCCCAGACGTAGGCGCGCACGCTGGCGGCGTCGACCGGCGCCGTTGCGGTGTGCGTCAGCCGCGCGGTGCTCAGCGGCGCCGTGACCGTGGTCTGGGCGTTGCCGAGCACCGTGGTGCCATCGGCAGCCATCCAGTCCCAGTACAGGCGCAGACCGCACGCGGTGGCCGACAAGACCGACACCGCCATGGTGTACGGCCGCCCGGGGATGATGCCGGCCATGTCCTGACGGACACCGATGGCGTCCCCGGATGCCGTGCCCAGCGTCGCGGCCGTGATGCGCTGCGACCGCAACCCGGTGGCGCCCGGCAGCGGCGGGCCGATCTCATACGTCACCGCACCGGTGGACCCGGTGATGTAAGACTGCATGTGGTCGGCGCGCCCGTTGGCATCGGTGTCGACCTCGAAGCTGCCGCCGAGCATCAGGCTCGGGGCGGGCCTGGCGCCGGTCAACGCGATCGCGCTCGCGCCGGCCGCCACAGCACCGGACACCAGCAGCGCACCGCTGGCATTGCCCTGCGGAAACGGCCGGTGGAAAGCCGGCAGCCGCACCCAGTCTCCAGACGCCGCGAGGCTCGCCAGCCACGCCTCCCGCTCGGCAACGAGGCGGCGGTCGATGGCGGGCGGCAGCGTCATACTGATCAGCAACCGATGCCCGAGGTGCGACAGCGTCTCCCGCTGAGTCGAATAGGCAGACCGCCACGCGCTGCGCGGCGCCTGCACCGACGGGCTGAGGGCGCGCGGCATCCAGTGGGTGCCTGATGGCCAATCACGCGTCGGCATGGTCAGGACCCCATGCCCAGCGCGAGGTTGCGCTGGCGGTCGCGCTCGAAGCGCTGGAGCGCCCGCGCGATCTGCTGCTCGACGCCGGGCACCGCGCCGCCGTTGATGGTGATGCGGTAGGTTGTGCCGCCGGAGCCGGACATTGCGGCCTGCGTGTCGGCGGCAGACATCACGCGGCCGGCCCGGTCGGGCACGAAGATTTCGCGCCGGCCCTGCTCGCCGACCATGTACGGCCGGCCGGCCTGCACGGGCCCGCCGGTTGCACGCCCGCCCAGACCGCCCAGCCACGAGACGAAGGTGCCGATGGCGCCGCCGACCTGGCCAGTCTTGCCGAACGAATCGCCGAACAGCCACGTATTCAGCCGCGCGGCGGCAGCCTGGGCGATCATCCGCTGCACCGTGTCCTGCCACAACTGCCCGATGCCGCGGAAGTTGCCCGCGAGCACACGCTGGAGCGATTCGCCCAGCGTGTCCTGGATGTTGGAGGCCGCCTGCTGGGCAAAATCGCTGACCGCGTCGGCGGTTTTTTCGACCGCGGGCGCCAGGGCCGCGAACTCCTGGGCCAGCGTCTCGACTGCGCGCCCGAAGTCCTCAGCCGACAGGCGCCCGGCGTTGTACTCCTCGCTGACGCGCCGGGCGAGTGTCGCCAGTTGCTCCTGCCGGGCACCTTGGCTGCTGGTGATCAGGCGCTCGATCTCGGACGCCTCCTGCGCCTGCTGACGGCGCAGCGCCTGCGCGGCCTCGATGCCGTTGCGCTCTTCCTCTGCCGCCTCGGCCTTGAGCTTGGCCAACTGGTCGACGCCGCGCGCCTCAGTCAACAGGAGCTGGCGCTGCTGTTCCGTCAGGCCCTTGATGGAGCCGCTGGCGATGTCGACGCGCGTTTGCTCTTCCCGGCTGAGATCCAGGGTGGCGATCTGCGCTGCGCGCAACTGCTCGAGGTAGCGCTCGAAGTCGGTCAGCTTGGCCGCGTTGGCGGTGGGCCCGGCCTGCGGGATCAGCAGCGATCGCGTACCGGCGGCAGGGGCGCCACCACCGGAGGCGGCCGCCGGGTTGTTGGCTCTGCTTTGCACGCCCAGCACTCGCCGCTCGAAGTCCTCAAGCTCGGCGCGCGCCCTCTTGGCGTCTTCAGTGACCGCCTCGCTGATCGCACGGAAGCCCGAGAAGTTCAGACGGCTCAAGGCGTTGGCCTGTGCGAGCCAGGCGCCGATCTCGCGGCCGATGCCGGCGAACACGAACGCCACATTCGCGCCCAGCACCACGACGGACTGCAGCGCGATCGACACGCCAGCCGCTACCGCAGAAAACGCCGAGCCTGATGTCGTGGAGTTGGTGAAGGCGCCGGCGATGTTGTTCAGCGCCGGCAGCAGATCGGCTGCCAGATCACGCCCGGCCTGCGACGCATTGGCACGCAGCGCGGCCAGGTTCTTGGAGTAGACATCGGCCTGAGCCGCCTGCTCGGACGTGTTGCGGGCGACCAGCTGGCCTGCGTCGGCCAGGTCGCGCAGGAACGGCGCGACCTCACCGATGGAGCGGCCGAACAGCTGCTGCGCCGCCCGCGCTGCCTCGCCATCGACCGCGACCGACTGGAACGCCTTGGCCGTGGCCAGCAGCGCCTCGGCCGGGTCCTGCTTGCGCAGCTCTGCGACGCTGAGCCCCAGTGCCTTGAAGATTTGCTCGGCCTCACTGCCGGCGCGTGCACCCGCCAGGGTCTGGTTGAACTTGAGCAGGGCACCGCGGACGGTGTCGAACTCGGCGCCCGTGCTTTCGGCGACCGCCCGCAGCGCGCTGAGGTTCTCGATGCTGGCGCCGGTGGCGTCGCTCAGGTCGTTGAGTGCGTCCAGGCTGTCGATGCTGCCCTGAACGAACGCGCCCAGGCCCGTGGCCGCCAGCGCCCCGGCAATCGCGCCGCCAAGCCCGACGAAGCGCCCGGCCAGGGCTTGCGCCTCGCCCTGCAGGCCGGCCAGCCGCGCCTTGGCCGACGAGAACGCGGCGCCGGTCAGGTCGACCGCGGTGATGGAAATCTTGGCCTGGGTCATCGCGCAGGGACGAATGCGTCCTCGATGGCAGACACTTCAAGCTTCAGCTGACGCGCCAGGTCTTCAGCCGACTCAGACGCCCCAGCAGCCCTGGGCTTGGACTGCCAGGGGTCAGCAGGCAGGAAGTCCAAGATCGACCAGGCCCCGCTGCGCCCGCCCGGCAACTGCAACGGCCCGTTGGCGTGCGCGGCGAGCACGTCCGCATGGCGCGCGCGGTCCCATGCGGGGCCGCAGCGCTCAAGGTCCAGGAACGTCAGCCACTGCATGAACTCGCAGGCGCTCATGGAGCGCTGGATCTCGGAGACGGTGCGCCCGAGCGCCAGCGCGATCATGTGCATGCTGCGGCGCTCGGGCGTCAGGGCTTTGGGCCGGCGGCCTCAGAGGTCTGCCCGCTGAGGCGCATGGCCGCTTCGAACAGTGAGAACGCGGCCGACGCGTGCCGGCGCATGAAGGCCTGCCACTGCGGCGCGGCATACACCGGCAGGCCGTCGGCAGCCAGCACGCACATGCCCAACAGGAGCGGCAGCAGCTCGGCGTTCATCGCGGCCGCGCGGAGATCGGCGTCTTCATAGGCCGCCGCACGCTTTTCGGCCGCGCGCTGCTCGGCCAGGAAGCGCAGCAGCTGCGCCATGTCCATGCCGCGGACCTGGACCGAGCCGCCGAGCTCCGGGACTTCAACAGTCTCGGCCGGCAGCTCGATGGAAGGGACGTCAGAGCGATCGATCAGCATGGCGGTCAGCTGGTGTAGATCGTCGGCACGGCCAGGAAGGTCAGGTCGATCTGGCCGCGCAGGGTGTCGTCCTGAATGGTCGGCACGTCCTGGAAGGACCAGTAGGCGTTGGCCACCAGGATGACGCCGTTGGGGTAGATGAACCGCACCGCCGCGGGCGTTGCCGCATCGCTGGCCGCGCGGACCGCAGCAACGTAGGAAAGCGCCGGGTCGAAGAACAGCGGCAGCTGCACCGACACCGGGCTGCGGCGCGTGGGGATCTGCTTGTCCAGCACGTCCTCCAGCGTGGTGATGTCGGCGAACTGCTGCTCGCCCCCGCTGACGCTGATGTCTTTGGTGATCTGGCCGATGGTCGTCCAGGTCGTGACTTCGCGCACCGAGCCGGTGCCGCTGCCCGACGGGAAGCGCGCGGTGCTCTGCGTGTCAATGCCGGCCAGCGTGACGTCGTTGGTGGCGACCACCGAGGCCCGCGCGACCCGACCATTGGCACGCGCCCAGCCGGAGGTGATCTCGACGTAGTCGTTGACGGCCACGCCGTGACTGGCCTCCAGCGTCGCCACGGCGTTGCTGGCGTTGGTCAGAGCCGTCATCGACCGCACCGGGCCATACGCGGAAGCGATGGCCACAGTGGTGCCGACTGCGAGGGTGATGGCCATGGTGGCGCTCCTTGCTTGGTGTTGCGATCAGACCAGCGCCTCGGGGGCGCCGGCCAGGGTGTGGAAGGTGGCCGCCAGCGTCAGGGTGACGCGACCGACCGTCGCTTGATTGGCAGCGTCCAGCTCGCGCGCGATGCCGATGAGCTCCAGCCCGTGCGGCACCGGTGCGGCGAACAACGCCGTCAGAGCGGCCGCAGCGATGCTGTGCATGACGTCGTCGACGTCGGCCGTCGCGCTGACCGTGGCCTCGCAGGCGACCGTGAGCCGGTGACGCTGCACACGGTCCAGCGTGTCGGTGACCACATCCTCGTCGGACGCGAGCACGCGCCAGGCGGGCAGCACGTCCAGCGGATGCCCGCGCGAGGTGTGCACGCCGCCGGCAGCCGCCGGCACCCGTGCAGCGATGGCGTCGATGACTTGAGCAGCGGCCAGCGCCATGGGTCAGCTCCGGGCCAGGACCAGGCGACGCAGGACGCTGTCCGGCGGCTCGTCCAGAACCTGGCGAACGGTGTAGTTGACGGAGCGCGCAACGACGGCAGAGCCGACCACGGCGACAACCGTCGAAGGCACCAGCACCGACGGCGCCTGCTGCAGGACGTCGCCGAGCTGGAGCTCTGTGGACAGGTCGAAGATGGCCGTCGTGGGCACATAGTCCACCGTGATCTCTTCGCCGAAGTCGGCGAAGTAGACGGTGACGTCGTCGACAAGCGGCATGGTCGCTGCGTGACGCTGTTCTTGCGTCAGGCCATCGTGGCCAGGCAGGCCCGCTGCCAGTAGCCGTAGCCGACACCGCGCCAGGCGTCGATGCCGAACTGCCAGGCGTCGTTGTCGAACTCGAACTCGCTGCCTTCCGCCTTGGCCTTGAGTTCGGCCTCGGTTTCGGTCTGGCGGATGAGCGCCTTGATCGGGCTGTCGGTGCGGAAGACCGCGATCTTGGTCGTCCACGTCAGCCGCGGATTCATGCCGACAGACACCTGGAACCCCATGTTGTTGGGGTTGAAGTTGTTGGGCAGCGCTGCGCTGGACATGGTCGACACCGCCGCCAGGGCTGCGGGGTACAGCGGCGCGGGCACCATGACAGTGAACTGGCTGGCGCCTTCGTTCATGGGCTCGCCACGGTCGTCCTTGAAGCCCAGGATGGCCGAGATGCAGCGCAGGATCACCTGCTGCATCGACTCCATCGACGGCGCCGCGGCCGTGCCGGCCGTGACCACCGGCAGCGTGCTGAGCGTGATGGCCAGGTCGTTGCTCTGGGTGCCGCTGTCGCCTTCGCTGTGGTCGGTGTCGAAGAAGAACTGGCCGTCATAGCAGGCGGTCGTTTCGCCGGCCAGGATCAGGTCGCTGAGCAGGCTGCCCCAGTGCGTGACGCCACGGTCGGCAAACTCGGCGACGCGCGCCTGGATCTGCGGCGTCTTGTCGCGGCGCGCGTCGCGCACGGCGATCTCGAGCGTCGCCTCGTAGTGCTTGTTGATGATCGTGACGCCCTGGCCGCTGAAGCCCTTGGCCTGGCGACCGCCGATCCATTCCCGCATCGCCGGGCTCTGGCCCAGGAAGTTGTATGTTTCGCTCGCCTGGTCGGAGCTGAACAGGTTGGAGACGCCGGGCAGCCACAGGCCGCTGCGGTCGGCCTCCAGGCGTGCGAAGTACATGCCCATGATGGCGCGCGACGAGAGGAGAGACTGGTCCATGGCAATGGTCCTTTGAGTGGTGTTGGTGCTGTAGGTGCTGACCGGCGTCTGGCGCTCAGGCCTCGCGCGCCCAGGTGCCGCGCATCGACGTCACGACGTAGCCGTCGGCGTCTCCCAGATCCAGTTGCACCAAGTCGCCGCGGCGGGCGGTGGCCTTGGTGTTGATCAGGTCCTTGTTGTCAGCGCCGGTGATGTCAGGGCCGAGGATCATGTCGGCCGCCGCAGGGCTGAGCGTCACGGCCACCGCGCCGAACGCGCCGCCGTTGACCACCACGCAGCCGCCCAGGCCGTCGGCAATCGCCGGCAGCGTAATGACGAAAGCGTCGGTGTCGACCCAGAAGAGCTTGCCGGTGTCCTGCGCGTCCAGCGTCTTGTTGGCGCTCAGCGTTTCGCGAACGGTCCACGCGTGGAACGGGTCGCGCTGGCCTGCGGCGTCGAAGTCCACAACCACCACACCCGCGGAGACGCAGCGCTTGACGAAACCCACGAACACGCCGCCGACCGGGCTGAAGCTGAACGTGTCGTCGTCACTCGCGTACACCGGCTGGCGGATGTCGGTGATCACGGCCCCGCTGACCGGCAGCTGGATCTCGCCCTTGCCGTAGACCTCGACGGTCCTGGCTGCGGCCGCTCCGGCCGAGTTGTCGGACGTGCGCTCGGCGAAGCCGATGAACAGGTCGCCGTTCTGCAGCGGCCGGGCGTGACCAGTGCTGACAACCACGCCGACAGCGGCGCCTTCATAGATGATGTCCGATGCGATCATCGGCACTTCGTTGCGGGAACCCAGTTCAAACTGGCGCGGCTTGTTGGCTGCGAGGGTGGGCATGGTGGTTTCCTTTGCGTTGGGGTCCGTTGGGCTCAGGCGGCCTTGGACAGGCGCTTCACGCGGCCCGACTCTTCGGCGCGAGTGAAGGCGACGTATGAGGCGAGGTCGCCGAACTCCTGGCGCACGGCGGCGTCACGGTCCCAGCGCGACTTGCAGCGGTCCGCCAGCGGCAGGGCAGCCTCAGCCTGCGCATCGGCCTGCGCCAGCGCTGCAGCGTTGGGCACGACCGCGGGAGCCGCGGCACTGGCCACCGGGGCGGGCGCATCGGCGGCCAGGCTGCCGGCAGCCGTGGCGCGCAGCTGGCGCTCGGCATTCAGCACGGCCAGGGCGGCCTCGGGGCCGGTGGTCTTGCCATCGGCCTTGAGCTTGGCGATCAGGGCGTCATGGCCCGGCAGGGCCTGGCCCTCGACGGCCAGCATGCGCTCACGCTCTGCAAGCGCGCCGGCGGCGTGGCCCTCGGCCAGGATGGCACGCAGCAGGTCGGGGCTTTGCGCCTGCAGTTCTTCACGGGTGATCGGCATGGCGACTGTTCCTTTGACTGATGTGGGGGTAGGTGCTGGCATGCGGGCCGAGCGCGCGGCACCGGCGCTGCTGCGGTCGCGGTTGAGCTGTTCGACCAGCTGCTCGAGCGTGGCAACACCGTCCACAAGCCCGGCTGCAATGGCCTGCTGCCCGATGAAGACACGGCCGTCGGCCATGTCGGAAAGAACCTTGTCCGCGGTCGTGCCGAGGTGGCTCGCCACGTCCTGCACAAAGAGGCTGTAGGTGTAGTCGACGCGGTCCTGCAGCGTCGCGCGGTCTTCCTGGCTCAGCGGCGCGTATTCGTTGCCGACGGTCTTGAATCGGCCGGCGCTGATCAGCGTGGTCTTGACGCCGCGCGCCTGCTCGGCGGCCGACACGTCCATGTGCCGCGCCACGACGCCGATGCTGCCTACGATAGTGGTCGCGTCGCTGATGTAGCGGGCCTGCGCGGCCGAGCCGTACCAATACGCTGCAGAGGCCATGGTCCCGGTGGCCAGCGTGACGATGGGTTTTTGCTCACCGGCTTGGCGCACGAGCGAGGCCAGGGCCTGCGTGCCGTCGACGGTGCCGCCGGGGCTGTCGATCGCCAGGATGATGCTGTGCACGGCCTGGTCGTTGAGCGCGGCGCGCAGATCGCGGCCGATCAGCTCAGTGCTGACGCCGCCGGACACCTGCGACAGCAGGTTCATCTTGCGCGCGGACACTCCCTCGATGGGCAGCACGGCCACGCCGTCGACGATGTCGTATCCCTTGGGCTCGTTGGCCAGCGGCCGGCCCAGGCGCTGCTCAATGGCCGCGATGTCGATTTTTTCGCCGCGCAAGTGCGTGGCGTAGATCGACTGCAGCTCCAGCAGCTTGTCGGGCTGGATGGCCCAGGGCGCGGTGATGATGTCGAGGAGCTTCATGGCGGCAGCGTGTGCGCCAAGAATGCCGCGCAAGCTGTGCCACGATCAGGGGGGGAGTGGCACAACGCGCCCCGACTGGTCGCGCTTGAGCATGCCGTCCCGTCTGTTCAAGACTCGATCAGGATCACCGCCCAGACCGAAAGCGTGGGCAGCGTCAGCAACAGCCCGGTCGGCCCTGCAGCGGCCGACAGTTCCTGCGGCGCCAGGCCCGGCTCGAACCATCGCACGCGACTGACCTCGCGGCTAGGCAGCGCCCACTGCTGCACCCGCAGCGTGAGGCCCGCGCGGGTCACCCCGTCCATGTTGACGATGTGCAGCACAGTCGCGCCAGGCTTGGTGCGCGGGATCACGAACACGTCGGTAAAGGTGCCGGTCAGTTTTGCGACCGACCACTGCGCCCAGCTGCTCACCGGCTGCTGCGCGAGGGTGCGGTAGTTCGGCAGCGTGGACAGCGCGCCCGTTACCGCGCTCGGGGTGGAGCAGTCGATCACCCGGATCGCCTGGGCCTCCAGGTCGGTGCGCCGCGGATAACCCCCATTTAGCGGGTACATGATCGCCGGCACCGCGTTGCGCAGGCACATCTCGGCCCAGCCCAGGATCCCGTTCGAAGTGACTGCGCGGTTGTCGTTGGTCTCGACGTCGCAGAGCAGCGCCAGGGCCCCGTTGTCGACGGTGCCGTCGAAGAGGAACGTGTAGGTCGCCACGAACGTGTTCATCGTGAGGAACCCGTCGCCAGGCTCGGCAAACCAGCGCTCTTGCTGGCCCGCAGCCGTTGGCTCGCAGTAAGTGTCGCAGGGGTACAGAGGCCTGCCGCCTAGCGCCCAGCAGAGCGCGTACTGTTGCAGGAGGACGGTGACTTGCTGCGGCCTGGTGCTTGAGTAGGTCTCGTCGTTGCGCATCGGCTGCAAGTGCGGCGCCCAGTCGGCGCCACCGCCCGTCACGGTCTTGCCGTTGCACCACAGCAGCGTGTAGCGCTGCGCGTAATCCAGGGGTGTGCCCTCCGCGACCCGGGTGGTCCACGCGTCAGCGTCGGTCTCATGCATGCCGACGCTGAACGCGCGCACCAGGTAGCCGTTGTAGTCGCGCCGAAAGAGCGGGTTGTAGACGTTGCCACTGATGTAGCGAATCGCGGACGGGTATGCGTCCCGCAGTGCCTCGTGGAAGGCGACGCCACCAGCCCTCAAGTGGGCCATGAAGGAGTTCCACGAGGCCTCGGTGTTGTAGTTGGTCGACCAGTTGCTGGTGGTCGTGGCCCAATCCTTGATGGCCCAGTTCCACACGTCCTGCGTGATGCTGGCGGGCGGGCCCTGCATCACGGAGACGTAGTTCGGGTTGAAGCCGGCCAGTGTCTCGCTGTCGAAGGGGCCGCCGGTGCGAGACGTATCGCGCGCCCGTAGCGCCGAGAGATCGGGCACCGGGTCATCGAAGTGCGCAGCCGTGCCCGAGGTCAGCGCTGCGGCTTCGGCGCGCTTGAGCGCCAAATACCCTGCGCGACGGCTGGCCCCGAACGCTCGCTCGCTCGGCATGAGCCACGCCACCGGCACCGGCTGGCCATCCCACGACGTCGCCGCAGCGGTCGGGGACGCGACCCGATCGACCAGCCCGTTGATGGTCTCCTGCACCGAGATGCCGGCCGCCAGAAACGCGTTGCCCATCGCGGGCGCACCGCCCGGGTAGTACCACACCAGGTCGGTGGCGCTGGCGGCCTGGGCGTAGCTGAGCGGGTCGATGCGAAACGCTGTGGCCGTGGCCGGCACCGTCTCGCCGCCGCCCGAAAACGAGACCGTCACCGCACCGGTGGAACCCTGCCCGTGTTGCAGCACAGCGATCGACCGCACGCCGTTTCCTCGCATACGCGCAACCGCCTGCACCCCTGACAGGCCCGGCCCTGTGACCGTGACCGTCGGCACCCCCGAGTACGTGCCGGGCGTGTCGACCCGGATCCAGGTGACCTGTCCGATGTCCCGCGGCTGCAGGAACCGGATCAGCCGGGCCGACAACGGCAACTTCAGCGGCTGCGGAACCGCCGGCTGTCCAGCCAGCGTCAGCGCAGCAGCAACAGGCGCTGGAGTCCTGACGGGCAGGATGCTCACGGCAGCAGGGTCAGGCGCTGGTAAGTGAGAAGAGGCGCGTCAACGACCGTTGCCGGCGTGGGGACGCCAGTCATGGTGGTGCTGAGCCCGATGAACCAAGGGGTCGTGCTGATGTTGATGATCGTCGCAGTGACATCAGGGTTGGCGGACGTCGTCGAAAGGCCGTTCCACGAAGGGGCTGCGCTGTTTGCGCCGAGTCCGCGGGTCGTGGTGTTGGACTGAACCCGGATCCACTTCTCGAAGCCACAGCCGCCATCTACCGTTGCCGTGATGGTGCTCGACAGATTTGCCTGCAGGATCGCCGAATCTCCGATGACACCACCGGCGCCGAGGCGGATGCTGGTGCCACCTGTGCCGTAGGTGTCGGTCACCCCGTTCTTGGCAAGTCCGAAGTGGTAAACGAGGATGTCGCCAGCCTGGATGAATCCGGCCGGGTATGGACCCAGGCCGCCGAGATACTGGTCGGCCTGTTGCGCGACGCCGGTCAGAATGTTTCCGTTCTCACCGATCAGCGTCGGAAAAAGCACCTTCCAGCGGGTGCCGTTCCACTGAAGATGAACCCCGTTCGGACCAATGTCGGTGACGAAAATCGGCTGGTACAGATACGGGCTTGTCGGCCTGGTGGCCCACGTCACCGTGGACGTGATCTGCAACTGAGTCGCAAGCACCTCCGCCGCTGACAGGCGCTTCAAGCCACCGGAGAAGGCAACGACAGCCTGGCCTGCGGCTGGAACCCGAACGATTTCGCCGACGAGGGTGCTTCCGGTCAGCGCAAACGTGTCGTCGTCGCTGGCGAAGACACTGTCGCCGACGTTGATGGCGTTCACCGTGGCCACCGGCAGCTGCGCCTGACCGTGGGTCAGCAGCGCCACCGATGTGGGCGTGGCTCCGGTGACGTCGCGGGTGCTGGTCGCCCCGGCCTCTGCAAATCCGGCGAACAGATCGCCGGCCACCACGGGGCGCGCGCGACCGGTGCTGGCGTCGATGCCAACCGCCGCGCCCTGAAAGACGGTCGTCCCGGAGGCCAGCTGCAGGCTGTTGCGGTGGCGGACGTCGGTGTAGCTGCGGGACTTGTTGCTGGTGAGAGGCATGCTCTGCGCTCCTGTGTGATGGTTGATCAGCGCCCGGATAGCGCGCGACGCAAACCAGCAGGCGGCGGTGCGGTTTGCTCGTCGTCGTCGACCGGCGGCTGCGATGGCAGCGTGGGCGCTTGTGCAGCGCCGGGCACGCTGAAACCGGCCTCCTTTCGCGCTGTGGCCTCCTTGACCTGCTGCCGGTGCTTGGTTTCCCAGTCGACTCCGTCGTGCAGCAGGCTTTCTGCCTCGAGCGTGCTGGTGCCAAGGGCGACACGGTCGCGGGCGGCCCCGACTTCCTTGGCCGGGTCGATGCTGCCGGGCCCGTCCCCGACCCACTGCGACTGGCACCAGGCCGCGCGCACGACGGGGTCGGCAAAGAACCCTGGAGCACTGATGCGGCCTTCGGCCACCTCGTCGGCCAGCCACAGCTCATAGACCGGCTGGCAGAGCGCCCCGGCGATCCAGCTGCGCCAGCCCATGAAGCTGCGCCAGGCCATCAGCAGCGCACCGCGCGCAGCGCTGTAGCTGGACTGGAAGTGCATCACCAGCACTTCGTAAGGCATGCCGACGGCCATGCCGATCTGCCGCATGCAGCTGGTCGTAAAGGCGTCGAACTCGGCATTGGGCCGGCCCGGGTTGTGGCTGACGGGTTCCTCGCCGGGAAGAAGGTTGATGACCTTGCCGGCCTCGATCTCGCCCGACCAGCTGCTGGATTTGTCGACGATCTTGGCGCGGGAGTCCTCGTCGAAAAGGTCCTGGAACGCTTCGGGGTCCATGCGCAGGAAAACAGCCATCAGCGCAGACGTCACCGCCGCCGAGAGCTCGGCCTCGGAATAGCGCGTGAGCTGCTTGATGGGCTCGATCACGGGCGCCAGCAAGGGCACGCCGCGGCGCAGCCCAGGGCGCAGCTGGCGGTACAGGTGCAGCACGTTGCGGCGGCCAGTGCTGCTGCCACGCGCGGCGATGGTGGTCCAAGTGCGGGAACCCCGCGCCAGCGTATCGTTCGGGTAATGGCTGCAGACGTGGTAGGCAATGGCCTCGCCGGTGGCAGCGCTGCATTCGACCCCGTCGGTCATGGTGTCCGTGTTGGCGCGCAGGCCCGGGTTGCACAGGCGGTCGGCCTCGACCAATTGAAGCGCCAGCCGAGTGCGGCCGTCGCGGGCCACGCGGGGCGTGATGACGAGCAGGTCGCCACGACTGAGCACGCCGCGCAGGGCCACGTCCTGGATGGCATAGAAGTCCAGGTTGCGCGCCAGGTCGCAGTCGGTCGATTCAGCCCAGGCGCGCCAGCGGCGCTTGGCGTCCTTCTGCCAGGCCTGGGCGTCCTCTTCGCTCAGCCCCAAAAACTCGGCGTCGATCTGCGGATTGCAGGCCAGGCCGGTGCCGACGACGTTGGCACAGTGGCTGTTGACGACGCTGGCTGCCACGGGCGCATTGCGCTCAAGGTCTGCGCAGCGGTCGCGCAGCGTGGGCAGGTCGGCAATGACGTCCGATTCAGGTGACCCGCCTGACGTGCGCCAGCTCGACAGCGAGGCCTTGTCCTTGCGTGCGCCCTGGTATCCACCCAGCACCGCGAGCTGCTGACGCGCGACCAGCCGGCGGGCGGCAGCGCGGGGCGCGACGTAGCCGATCGCGCGGTCAAGCAGTGTTGCGGCAGCGGCCGGGATGTTGCGGCGCTTGGGGTCGGAAGGCTCGCGCATGTCGGTCAGCGCGCCGGGACAACGGTGCGGCCACGGCTCCGGCCTTGCGTGCGGTTGCTGAGCTGCACCACGCGGGAATTCCAGCTTTCCAGGCCGGCGCGGATCTCGGCCAGGTCCGCCCTGGTCACACTGCGCCCGCCGATGCTGTATGCCTGGCCCGAAAGCACGGCAGATTCGGCGGCAAGGTAGGCCGCCAGCTGCGCTTCAGCTTGCTGCAGGGTGATCCCGGCCATTCGTGACTCTCCAATGCGTGCGGGTCAGTTTGCGCAGAACGCTGTGCCACGATCAGGGGGGGAGTGGCACAGCCGGCAGGCCGGTCAGGGCTTGCTGATCAGTCGGTACAGAGTGCGACGGCTGATGCCATGGCGCTGGGCGACGGTGCCGACGTTGGGCTGTCGGTCGAGGTCTCGCCGGATGGCGACCGGGTCTGGCCGGTCGGCTGCGCAGGTCTTGGCGATGTACGGGATGGTCTGGCCGCCCCACTCCCGCCGCGCCTCGCGCTCGACGGTGAGCGCCAGCTCCTGCGTGATGCTCTCTTCGTGCGCGATCATTCTGTCGATCACCCAGCGGATGATGTCGTTGCTCCCGGCTTTCATCGGTTGCGGGCTCCGGGTCGGCTGGAGAAGCGGGCGCTGCTGCTCAGGGAGACGCGACCGTCGCTGGATACCGGGGACGCTCGCGGGGCAGCCGCGGTTATGGCCGGCACATCGCCGGTGCCCTGAACCGATGCCGCGAACAGGTCACTCGTCGCAGGCTGCACAGCCTCCTCAAGCCGATCCCACTCCCGTGCGGTGCGGCTATGCAGTCCAAGAGCCTCAGCACAGAACATGGCGTACACCGTGCAGTCCAGCGGCTCGTTGCGGCGACCGGGCGGGTTGACCCAACGGTAATCAAGACCTCGCGCGGTTCGAACGGGCACGCGGCTTTCCGCTGTCAACCCGGTGTAGAACGCCGCAGGCAGTTCCTGGCTGAAGTGAACGTACCCCGGGCCTGGCTTGGCCACCGCCAGTCGCCCGTGCAGCGTGTCCTTGGCCGTGTCGGTGCCAACGAACCAAAGGCGGACGCCGCGCTTGAGTACTCGGCCGCGCCAGTTGACATCGACAACGCTTGCCTTGCCTTTGATCGGCCGGCCGGATTGGCTCTCGCCCCGGATCGCAAACACTCGGCGGCGCTCGCGCGTGCGGCAGTAGTTGTACGCCTGGTGTGTGAAGTGGCCCATCGTGTCGACGGCGGCCGCTTCGATCTTGAGCAGCTGGCCGCTCGCGTGCTGGAATGGCGTCGCCAGATAAGGGTCGAGCTTCTCGGCCCACTCGGCCTCTTCGGCCGGGTTGCCGTAGATCACGCTGTAGTCGACGGCCCACATTTCCTCGCCGCGGCCGATCGCCCAGGTCACGCACTCCCAACGGTCGTCCTGCGTGTCAATTCCGCTGACCAGCACCAAGCCGCCCATCGGGACGCTGAATCGCTTGTAGGGCTCCGCGCGGCGCTGAAGCGCGTGCTCGTCGGCCTTCTCGAACTTCTCTTCCCAAAGCTCGCCCAGCGTCTCGTTGACAAAGGTCATCAGCGGGCCGCTTTGCCCTTCTTTGGCTTTGCGACTTGCTTCGAGGAACTCGCGCACGATGTCCTGCCAGTCGCGCTGCGGGCTGTACGCGGTCCAGACGTGGAAGGCCACATGCCGCGGCGGCAGACGCGGCTGGGCGGCGTCATCGCGCCACACGCTGTCCTGCCCGTACCGGTAACCCCCGCACCGACTCACCCAGGCCCCAGCACCGTAGGCCGCGAGGTACTGGCTCTGGGTCATCGGCTCGAGGCAGTGGGGGCAGACATGCCGCACCGGCGACGCATCGCCGCCAAGCCCGCCACCCTTGAAGCCGTGGCGGAGGTCCTTGCCACCCCACTCCAGAGGGTGCTCGGCCTGGCAGTGCGGGCAGGCAACGTGATACCGCAGCACCGCCTCGGCGTTGGCCTCCCGGGTCTCAATGTGGTCCAGACCTTTGATGCGCGGGGTGCTTACAGCGATCAGCTTCGGGAACGCTGCGCCTTCCAATCGCCCGCGCGCGCCCTCGATCGGGTCGATCGACTTCTCGACAACAGTGTCGAACGCACTGGCCTCGTCCAGCATGGCCACGGACACGGTGATGCGCCGGTACGCCCGCGCTGCCTTGCCGCCCAGGGTGTGCAACACGCTTCCCATGAACTGCTTGAGCTTCAGGGTGTCGTCCTTGCCCTTCAGCAGCACCGGCGCCATCGCCGGCACGTCTCGCAGCATGGGGTCGACCTCAGCCTTGACGAAGCTGTCCCGGTCGTCGTCCGTTGGCTGCCAGAGAGCCTGCTTGCGCCGGCGGTGCGCAGCGTTGTAGGCGATGAACGCCAGGAGGGTCTTGGTGTAGCCGACGCGCTTGGACTTGCGCACGGTCACCTCGGCAATGGCGTCATTGCTGAAGGCGTCCATCCAGCCGCGCTGGAAAGGGTAGGCGTCCCACTGGCCCTGGCTGTGGCTGCTTTCTGCCGAAAGCCGGAAGTGCTTGGCGGCCCACTCGCTGAGTGACATCGGAGGCTCGGCACGAAGCGGCGCCAGGCCGGACACAACGGCCTGATGCACCGCTCGCTGCGTTTCAGTCGGCGCGCGGCTCATCTTCGAAATCCGGCGCGGCGTCATCGTCGACCACGGATAGGGACTCGCGGACCAGCTCAGCAGTCGCACGCGCCCACTCGTTTCGTGCGGCAGCGATGACGGCCATCACCTGGTCGACCGCGGGCTGCGGTAGGTCGGGCATGGTCTTGCGCAGCAGACCGGGCAAATGCTCGAATCGGTCGGCGACGGACTGGCTGGCGCTCGCGAGCACTTCGGCCAGCAGGGTCACGGCGGCGTACTCGCCACGCAGTACCTGATTCTTGATCTCGTTGCCCTCGCGCTGGCTGCGGGCCAGTGCAGCACGCTCCTGCGCCAGGTCGAGCGGCCCTTCGCTGAAACGCCCGGCAGCTTGCTCCCTCAGTCGGCCGCAGTAGGCCAGCAACCACTCGGCCGCCGTGCCGCCTTCGGCCAAAACTCCAGCACGCACCAGCTCGCTGACGGCCTGTTGACTGATGCCAACGGCCTCACCGAACAATGCCTGACTGACGGGCACCTGAGGGGTCACCGCACAACCCCCCTACAAAACTCGTTGAACAGTCGAATCTCGCGGTCGATTCGTACC